GTCCCATATACGTAAGCTCCCGTTCTTTTCTTCAAACCTTTTTTTTTCGCCTGCGCTTTCAATTTTCTCTCAAGTTTTTTAGGCATATTTACTCATCATAAGTAACTTTTGGTTTTGCCGAATCTTTCGACTTTGCAGTAAGAACCTCAAATGTCGTTCCTTCTTCTCCTACGCCCATTTGCCGTACTTTCAATATCACTTCGTAAGTATTTCCTACCTTCCAATCTTTGGCAATAGGAAGTTTGTTAAATGAAACTTCTAAATAATCTTTATAATAAGCGGACATACTTTTTACAAAATTCTTTCCGCAACTATTTGCGAACGAAATTCTGGAGTAAAACTGTTGTAGACCTTTTCAGCGAACTCACGTACTCCGTTTACTCCTTCAGCATAAGAAATTACTTTTACGCGAAGGTCTCTCTTCATCATTTCTTTTTGCTCTGGAGTTCTAGTACCGTACTTCTCGGGAACAATAATACAAAATTCCATTAAGGGAGCGTCCGTGCGGGAGAATAACTCTATCCCAAACTGTTTGTTCAAAGTTTTTCCTATAATGTCCGTAAAGTCAGGAGGAATGGGGTCTGACTCTCTTTTTTTCTTTTTAGGTTCGTTTATTTCTTCTTTTAATAGCTCATTCTTTGGAATAGAACTTTCCTGCATTTTTTTTATTTCTTCTCCCAATTTACTTATAGATTCATTTAACGCCCTAAGAGTTTCGGGAAGATTATCTAAAGTATCTTTTAGAGCTTTAGCCTTTAACATATCGGACTCTAACTTCTCTTTTAGTGTTTCCATAATTCTATTTTATTATACTAGACTTTTTAACTTCCGCTATAACCTCTTCCTCGACAGATGGAAGAGAAATTTTTATTGGGAAAGTGATGTTCTCCCCTTTATGAATGTCTTTTTTAGCTTTTACCGACACCACGGTTTCGTACCATCGGACTCTCGTCATCTTCTGCGGTATCATCTTTCTCTGATCCTCTTTTCTTCCTATCGCGAACAACATTTCATTTAGTAACTTTCTTTCAATGTATGCCTGCTTCCCATCAGGAAAAGTAAATCTGATAATCTGACAACTTTCTATGCTTTCATCTTCTTTCCAATTCACTTCTGCATAAAAATCATTCTTTTTGCTTTTATCGGGCAATCTAAACTTGTAGTAACCTTGCAACATTTACTTAAACGCTATAAATACTAATAATCCCAATCCTACTGCTCCGAAGAAAAGTTTGGTGAGTTGAATGATGATTTCTCCTCGTGACATTTGTATAATTCCTGAATTAATCTTGTAATGCCTCTTACCTGACCTTCTTTAAGCAATAAAGTCTTGAGGGTTTCCCATTGCGTATCTCGTGAACAATCATCTTCCCTAATTTTCTTTTTCAATTCTTCAGCAAACCTTTCAATCACAGGCCATTGATAAGATTGAACAAGCTGTTTAATCTGCGATTTTTCTCTTTCGTCCATTAAACTTCGTTTATAAAGCTTCGCTTATAAAGCTTCGCTTACTAAGCTTCGCTTACTATATTTTCCTAAAAGGAGCGGACATTCTCGACATAATCCGTTCCGTTACTCCCCTCGGCCTTTCCGGTATCGCTTTTGACTGAACAAGCGTTTCACTTTCAAGATTACCCGGCTGCCTTTTTTCAGTAAACAAAGGATGCTCCCCCGACATAGCGGCTTGCATCGCGTTAGGTTTAGGACTAGACGACAACCACTCATCCGGAAGAACGTCTTTAGGGTTTTTATCATATAATTTTACTATGTTTCTAGCTATTTTATGATAAACCTGCACCGGTTGGGCAAGCAAGGGAATGAGCATATTGTACATTTCAAGCTCCAAGGCTTTATCTATTTGTTTGGAAGGACTTAATATGCTCTGAGCCTTAATGTGAATGACCCCCCTCCAATCAAGAGCCTTTGGCTTTAAGCGGAAAAACCTTGTATCTTGAGTTTCTACAAGATTTCCTCCTTCATCCTTATCTAAATGAAGAGGAATTTCACGGAATAACTTCGCCGTAAACGTCCCATCCTCATCTCTCTCATAAAGTTCGGGATCACTGTCTATTTCCTGCAAGTAAGCCTCAATTAGCTCTGTATCGACAATCTTATACGTCTCCGGAATTGAGTATAAAAGCTGGATAAGAGAGATAGTAATATACCCTTCTGTTTCCAGGGCTTCAAGAACGTTGTCTAAGGGAATTTTCAAACGTTTCAACGCGCTTTCTTTAGCTTGAGCTATCTCAAACGCTGTTTTCCCCGTAATCTCTCCCTCTAATGAAGCAGAGATACCGGAAGAGTCATCTACACGTTTCTGAAGCCTGTCTATAATCTCATACGCGTCTCTTCCAGGCCCGGGAACCTCCAACCAAGTAATACTTTTAGGGTCTATTACCTGCTTTCCAACACCCGGACGGATAACTATATCTCCCGTCTCCGTTAAAGTATCCGTACCTTGGTAAAAGAACATCTTGTAAATCATCAAGGTAATCTGGTCAATCGTCATATTCGAGAACCTGTCCAAAAGTGCCTGATCGTACCTTATAGCCTCATATATTCCTATCCCGTAGGGACATTCCGCGTGTCGTATAGTCCAATATGTTTGCCAGAGCGACAACTTCTTTCTCCCCTCGGCATCTTCAATAGGCAAAGGCTCATCAACTATCGGCACTCCATTCGCCACGACCATGAATAGGTCTTTCAGCTTGTTTTCATAAAAGTAAATTTCAACCAATTTATCTTCCTTAAACTTCTTCTCAACATCCGTACCTGTAATCTTGTCGGTAACAATTCCTCCAGGCTCCACCTCCTTCCATTTAGAGTACTTTCCAAACTCATCCTCGGCCGAGTCCATCGAGTAAACCTTTCTCCACATCCAGTCTCTTATGCTCCTCTCTTCATTAGGACGAGCCATATCGTCTATCCAACAATTCCAAGGAGAAAGGTTCTCTCTGTATACATCGTTATACTCAACTACTTCTTTTTTAGTGTATGTGTTTTTACTCGGATTTTCCTCATCATAGTTCTTTATCTGACGTAAATTGCTTACGAGCCTTAAAGGATAGGTTCTCGCGCAAGCCCAGCCGTACTTAGCCAGATTAAATACAAACAGCTTCAGTTGGGCCTTGCTCCGAGCTATCTCCCAGCTTCTCTCATACAGTTTCTCCATTATCGAGGTAGTTGCTTGGTACCTCTTCGCTCCCGGAGTAAGAACCGCGCCCGGGTTCCTGTCTATTAGAATAGCGATAGCCGTCTGAATTTTAATGTACACATTATTTTGAGAGATATCGCTCTGCCAATCAGAAGTCCCTAATTGGACAAACGTCCCCCTCCAGCCCTTATCCTCATCATACATTCGTTTAGCCTTAGCCTTCAACCTATGAGGGATGTAGGCTTCATCAGCGTCTTTCCATATCGTATCTAAATTAACTCCAAATTGCTGGCGGCGAACGTCTTGAAGCTGTGTTTTTCTCTTATTAAAATATTCCAAATTGCTGGCGGAATTAGCATTTTTAGTAGCCATAAAACTCAAAATTAGGCGCTGTGCCTTTCATTAGTTGTAACTTTCTTTCAAGCTCGCTTACAGGCCTGCTCGTCTTTCTTTCGTGAAGGCTAAGTAATAGGTACCTGTCACAATCCTGGGCATGATCTTCTCCTTGAGTATCTAAATCCTCCGGATGACGTTCGTCATGTATAAGCGTAGGCATAGTTCTTATTGAATTAGTACAATTAGAGAAATAAACCATTCTTGGAAGTTTATTAACGCCGCCAGCAACATCGTGTCTCAAGTAAGAATGTAGAAGGTTCCATCCGTCTATCCTTCTATTGGAAGCCGGAAGAAATGTAACTCCTTGTCTGGCGAAACTCTCGGCTATAGTCTGCCCTCCGTATCTATCTCTAAACCCTGTCCTTGCGAAAATGCTGGGATCGGCTACGGAAAAATGATACTCTTCTCCCACCGACAACTCTTTAATATCCTTCGCAATCTCATCTATGTCTTTACCCTTCTCATAATACTCTCTGTAAACATAAACTCTTCCGTCATAGTCTACAGTATACCACTTACAGCACGCCGGAGCCGTTCTCCCGTGATCATAAGCCCTATAACGCTTCCAGCCAAGTATCTCAAATGGCTCTACTACATGCACTCTCTCATCCCACTCCGTAAAATACTGTCCTTCAAATATATCCCACGAGCCTTCCCAATAAGCCTTTCTCAGCTTATCAGGCAGTTTTTGAAGCTCTTCGAGATACGAGACTGCCAAATGAGGGTTGTCTGTAGGCAAAGAACGTATAAACATAACTTCCTTAGAATCAGGATCGCTTTCACTAAACTCCCGATCTATAAAAAGCTTCTTGACCCACGCGTGACCTTTCTCTCCAGGGTTCGATCCGGCTATGAATTTAGTCTTCTCTAACTTAGGCCATCTTATAATACTTCTTAGTTGATCGAACTTATCCCTCGAATTCTTAGTTAACTCATCCACTGCCGCGGCAGCAAACTCACTCGAAGCGTATTTTGAAGGATCATCCAAGTTCCTTAAAGCTATCACCCCTCCTCCAAACTGAGGAGCCAGCTGGAAAGAAAGCCCTTCAATATAGCTCTCACTCAAACGTCCCAACCAGTCGGGAAACTCAGCTTGAATCTTAGTCACCTGCCTGTCTTTTAATGAAGGGAAGTCCTCACAGAACAGTCCTACCCTCACGCTCCCATACTCTTTCGCCCAACTTATAAGAAGTTTGACCAACGTCCATCTTAGAATATAGCTCTTCCCCCCACCCTTCGCCCCTCCATAAAGAACGTACTTATGTTCATCAACTGCCTTTAGGAACTCTTTTTGCTTGTCTGTCGGATTGATAAGCTCTTTAAGAGACTTCTCAGCCATATGCCAACGAAATAATTCAAAATTCGCTAGATAAGATAAAATAAGATAAAAATTAAATCCTAGCGGAAACCAACAAGAACTATTACTACCCCCCATCTCTCCTTCCTTGTCAAGTATCAAAAGTATGGCGTAGTTGGGGAGGGGAAAGACACTGTCAAACCTTAACCCTCGACTTCGAGTCTCTATCTTTAGAACCGTGATTCGGTACTTTTACTATGATTCGGTACTTTGACTATATTGTTAATTTAGTGAATTACAGCCCTTTAGCGGATAGCTTGATGGACAGAGCTTGTAGTAGACGCTGGACGGCATACCTTTTCTAATGTCGGACCAGTCTTCTTTCGATAGACACTCGCCCTTGTGGGTGCAGCCCTTTGTAACAGTTTCTGCAACGCTAGCTTCTCCAACCGTTGCGTTTTTACTTACAGCCATTGCTTTTGCAACGCTTTCTATAGCTTTTGCAACGCTTTCCGGCGTAGTAATTGCAACGCTTTCTTTTCCTCGAATAGCCGTACCAGTAGTCGTACCAGTAGTC